AAGATAGTTTAGACTATTTCCCACCCATCATCAAGCAGAGCTTGATCACGGGCACTGAGTTTTACCTCAATGGGAGGCGCTATTGGAACAAGGGATCTCGGACCAGAACCGTACCAAGTGATTAACTCAAAATCCATTCTTTTTAAGAATTTAATTTGAGCATCCTTCGGTCTCGGTTCCATTATTGGATCACTCCAATCAGGTCTAGTCCCGACTGATAGCGACTCTTCTTTGTTTCTCATATCAACTAAGATTTCAGCCAATTCATTGACTGTCGTCGGACGTTGCCATGGAAGATCATTGGCCATAAGCCAAAGTTCATCATGGGGGTTGGGAATACTCATATAGGCATAATATGCTGGGGATACTCTAAGCAGTAGCGTACTCAAGGAATGTCTTACCATTGTTATGATGGTGACAGACCAAGAAGCTTTCCAATCCCAAATAGCTAGTAAATGATTGGCCCAACTAGGACCAATGTGTTTACCTCTGCTATTGAAGGACACAAAGCCACCATCAAGAATAGGAAAATTCGTCCAATGACGGAAGAACCTTCTCTCTTGAGTGTTATACTGCTGATAAGCAGTGGCAGTGGCTGCCGTAAACTCTCGCCGAAAGGCGGAGTAAACAACATCTATTAGATGTTTTACCTTATATGGAAATATAAGAGATAGCCAAAGTTCAAGTGCACGCACTGACAAAGGGCCTCTTATATCCTTCCCAAACTCCGGTTTAGCAACCAAAAGTTTGGAAGCGAGTAATACCTGTCCGGAGACTTTACGTCGAAGGAGAGGCATTACCTCCATAGTATTTCTGGCTAATGAAATTATATCGCCAAGACCTCTTTCCACTGCTTCCTTGTAAAGGGAAGCACAGTTCCAGTAGTTTCGTACTGCTAATAAGATGTTTCCAGCTCCTAACGGGGATAAATCCCCATAGTGAACATGGACCCATCGTTTGGCAAACTCGGCTACAGATCCAACATGGGATTTTCCCATATTGATCTCTACGCCTAACTGTTTCATGATAGATAAGTAGAATATAGCAACATCTGGGTGGGCGATACAAATATCGTCACCAAGAAGAGCATAATCCACGAACCAACCACTTATACCAGCTCGACGAGCTGAAACCTGAACAATTGCATGATGAGTAAGAGCCAGCATAGCCCATGAGGAATGTAACCCCATAGGTTGTCCAACTGCATACTTAACTGCGATCGGTGTACTATCCTTATCTGATTTATACATCCACTCCCGATCCAATACATTACCCCACGAATCTCCTGGATAACCTAAAAGGTTTAACAGGTCGATTTGTAAAGTAAGAGGTAAACGATCAGTAGCTGATGATAAATCAAAGGATTGTAACTTATTACCTGTTCGAGCAGTTCTCTCTATAAGAGCAGCCAAAGGGGAACCTTGTGAAAAGGTTCCATCCTGTGGTATACTCCGTAAAATAGAAAATATAGCGGATTCGAGAGGAAGGAGGATACATTGTGTCCACCAATCTCCGATAGCTATAATTCTAACTTTACCGCGAGCCTCTTTAAGAGGAACTAAACGTCCAAGTATAAGTTTACCTGGTCCTAAGTTAAATAAGTTCAAAACCATAATACTAGGCATAAAGCAAAACATTAATAATGATTGCCATAGCGCTACTTGCCAGTAACCCAATAGATAGCAATGACGTATAAAGTTAAACCAAACTAATGGTTTATAACCAAATGCGATTGCATCTAGAGGACTGCCCCAAGTGGCCTTTGCATAATTAGGTCCAGAGGATTCGTTAATCTTTTTGAGATTAGGAATACCGGATAATGTCAAGACTTTAGGAAGCGTGTTACAGAATAATCTCAATTCCTCTTTGGGAATTGTAGGTGAAACACCAGTAAATCCAGACACGATAGAATCGAGTTTGAATTTTGGGTAACAACCTATAACACGATAACAGCTTAGTACTGTGAGAACAGCACGGAAGACAATTCTAGATCCTATCGAATCATTAGTCTTCAATTGAAGAATAATCGATCGAAGGATAACAGGAATTATCCCTGGTAGGCCCTGGCGTGTAACGGAAACAGTTGCCGATTTAACTGTCGGAACATATTTCTCGTTACCAGCCCAACATACAAGAACTTTAGAAACTTCAGATAGATATTGAACCACGAAAGTGGATCCATTATTTCTCCAAAGAGTTAAAATCCGTGTAAGTAGGGGTTCGAAACCTTTCTTCCAATAGTGCCCTAATCCTAATATCTTAACTGGGATAAAGAAGAATGATCTTAACTCTTTAGGAGTTAACCATTTTCTTATACCCATTTTAGATGCAAATGTAGTAAAGATTGTGAAAACGATTTTTATTATATTTGTTCTTAGGTAGGAGGCTCTAGACGGGGAAGGTTAGGGTGTTAGCCTTCTTCACCCGAGAGGGGCATCTAAGTCCCTCAGAATCAGAGTGTTGCTTCTACCTACTCTGTCTTACAGAGTTTAGTCAATCCAATCAGTCGAACAACTGACCTGTCTTTCCTCGCCCACTTAGTGGGCTGATGGAGCGTGGTTGGGGCTTATTGACGATACATGGGTTTAGCCTATGCAGTGTGCACATGAAAATGTGCA